TCATTACCATTTGATATCTGTACATTTGTGCTAGATAGTGTAATTACTGTTCCGTCATCTAATACTAGGGTACTGTTTGCACCATCGTGGTCTGCAAAGAATTCATTACCATTTGAGTCTGGGTCTGGATATCTAAAGACTGCCTGACCATCTAAAATTCTATCTGAGAAAGATTCGGTAGTCTGATAAATAAACTCATTCATATTCATAAATTCGTAATATGATTCCAAGAGTTGTTGAATACCTAGTGCATTATCTTTAACATCAATATTATCCAATATACCATCTGGTATTAATTGTTTTACCTGTAAGTCTTCTTTGGACTTTCTCTTTGAAGAAAATACAGACTCTACATATCCTGGTGAATTATTATCTATTGACATATTATCTTAACCTAGAATTAACTGAATAGTCTATTGAACCTGATGAACCTGCTGTAGAGATAGTATCAACTTGAGCTGTAATACTTACAAAGGCTTGGTCTATATTAATTAACTGGTCTCTTTTTGGTGCTATATCTAGCGAGTTAGGTATTGCGGTAATTCTAATAGAAGTATTTGAGCTAGATGTAGTAAAATTATTTAATGAGATTTTACCAGATGATGGTATAATAGTTCCTGCATTATTAATAACAGTAATATTTTTGCCGTCTACTATTTTATAAACTATAACTTGTCTATTACTAGAACCAGTAATTGGAATATCACCAAAGAAATGGTCTGCACCATCAGTAGATATTTTAAACGCAGTTGAACTAATTAAGAAATTACTTGAGTCACCTGATTCATATAAAGGTGATGCAAAAGATATATTAAATACATTATCAGTATCAGTAGTTCCTGCAACAATGTTCTTGTACATATAAGGTCTAATAGTAGAGTTAAGAATAGAAGGGTCAGCTGAATCAATTAATTTTAAGAGTTGAGAATGTCTGAAGACTCCATCAAACTTATTTAAGTTATTAAAGTTATAATCAGAAATAACATCTCTTACAACATTTTGCAATTCAACACTAGTTCTATCCGTAATGTTTGGATTATATTTAAAGAATACATCCAATTCTAAATTTGTAAAGTTAGGGTCTACAATTTCTGGAGTAATAGAAACAATGTTCTTACCCTTAAGTACAGTATCTTTAATTGCTAGTTTTTCGGCCGATGTTAATGTTTCAGCAGTAAGAGGTTTAATTGCAATATAGACCGTTCCGAAATCTGCAGGGTCGTTATCTTCTCCACCCCATGTGGCAATAGAAGAAATATTCGCAAATCCTTTTAGAATAATTGACCTATAATCTTCTGCAGTAACTGCTCTGTTTTGTGCAGTAAATGTAAGTGGCGCATTAAATCTAATTGAATCTATTGTTTCTGGAGGATTACCACCTGATGAATTACTAACTGTTGTAATAGTATTACTAAAACTACCAGTCAGCTGTGGTATACTATCATCAAGTGTAAAATTCTTTGCACCATTGGCATCTTCACCATGTGTATAAATATAATCTAGTGTTACAATATTATCATTAGTTGGCTTCTTACCAGTAATACCATCTCCAAAGTAAACTTCATATTTACCACCTGGATTCTCTTGTAGATAATAGACTTGAGCCTTAGAATCTACATTTAAGAGTGATTCAAATTTTGTATATATGTTATAAGATGATGACCTTTCATTGTCTTGTACTCTTACTCTTAATGTACTTGTATCTGCATCACGATCTGCAAGTTGAAATTTCTGATTATCAACATCATTATCAACTCTGTAAAGTAAAGATTTTAAAGTTCCTTGCGCAATACTAACATTATTAAAAGTATACTTATTAGTGGATGAATTAAGAGTTGCAGATTCATTACCTAAAAGAGCAAAGTCATATCTAATACCACTTAAATTTGTAGCTAGTTTTGTTCCTCTTTTAAGAATAAGAGACTCTGGTCTGATTGATTCATTAGTAGCATCGATTTCAATATTTACTGTAGCTCTAGCTGCAAGAATTGACCTAGGTGTATAACCCAAAAGTTTTGCACGAGTAACTACATTACCTCTAATTTGTGCTGAATCTAAAAATGCCTCATTCAAAGCATAGTGAGCGGCCATTGCATTATAATGTGTATTATATGCAAGAACATCAAGTAGCACATTAAGACTACTTCCTTCAAAGTTATAATCATTAAACTGAGATTGATTCTTTAGATAGTTTTTTAAATTATCTTTAATTTGGTCGAAATCTAGTTCGGTTACATTTAAGTTACTGGCCATATTATTACCTTAATCTTCTTAGAACAACAGGTAGAGTTTCGATTCTATTATTCTCTTTTATTTTAAATTTTATAGTGATGTTATATAAATTCTTATCCTCATCACCTGATGCTTCAACATTTAATATTGATACTCTAGTTTCTTCAGATAGAGCCCCTCGAATACTATCTTCTATAGTTAATTCTGTTAACGTATCTATAGGTTCAAAAAGTAAGCCTCTTAAGTTAGTACCCAATCTAGGCTGAAATGGTCTTTCAAACTTATCAGTATTTAACATATTTCTTAATGAATTTCTAATTGCTCTATCATCTCTTAAGGGTCTAATGTCCTTATCATAAGGATGATATAGTAAAGAAAAATCTATATCGCTATATCCTTTCTTTTTTGCAAGTGTACTTGACTCATCTGGATAATCCGATGTGTTAAATCTACTTCTTTCTGTATATAAATCATTAGGCATATAGTTATTTATAAGGGCTTAGTTAAAGAATTATTCAATAACCAATAATTTCTGTCCAGCAATTGGTGAATTATTAAGTGTAACACTTGTGGAATTATGTGTATAATCACTTGTATCTAATTCTGTGCCTTCTAAAAATACTTTACCCGTTCCTCCTGTAACTCCGTATTCGGTTTGGTTTAATATTGTTGTAAAAGAATATACATCTGGACTACCGTCTGTGGCTCCTACCATTACAGTCTCTACTTTAGAGAGTGAAGGTAAAGAAACACTAGGTATCTTTTTAAGGCTGTTTATACTAAAATCTCCATCTATAGTAATCTCTTTGGGTAGTCCAATTAAACTTAAAAAATCACAAAAATCAAATGTAACAAATTCAATAAGAGAACCAAGACCAATTGCTTCTAAGAACTTTTGAATTAATTGTACCCACTTAAGAAGAAGATACTTAGGCCATTCTTCAGCAAAGTTCTTCATTCTAGTCAGTAACCTTTCTATCTTTCTTTCAGCCATTTCAATATACTCATTGGTCTCTCCACCTAATAAGTCCATGATACTAAATCCAGCAATGTTTATTGACTCTAACTGTTCTATTAACTCTGCCTCTAATTCTCTTTTTAAATCATCGGGTGCATCTTCTATCTGTTGTTTTACACTCGCGATTTTATCTTCTATAATCTTTTCTATATCTAGTGTTAGAATACTAGGTAATGCCGGTAGACCAAGTGCCTCCCATATAACATTAAATTTATCTATGAGTGCACCAAAGGCCCCATGTATAATACCAAGGGCTCCTTTAGTTAGTTCAGACATAAGATACTTCCATATATTTTCTGCCTTTAAACCATCTGACTGTAAACCAGAATCATCAGTAAATCTTCTAAACTGTTTTGGTATAAACTTTTCAAACTTTTCCAAATCATTTGCAATTTGAAGTTTTAATTCTGCTCTATATTCTGGGTCAGAAAAAAGTTTTACCACATCTATATCTAAACCAAAAACTGGAATACTAAAAGATATTGGTAATATTTTATTAATAATTTCCATAATCTTAACTTGAACAAAGATATGATATTCTTGAATCATTGCTTCTATTCTTCTTTCCCATTCTAGTTCTGGAATTTCTAAATTACCATATATAGGTTTCGTAAGTGATATAGGAAAGTTACCAAGTGCGTCTTCAACTTTATCTAAAATATCCATTATCTTTTTGGCTTCATCTTCATAACCAGATATAGCCAATAAATTAGATATGTTTATAATCTCTGTAAAATTATTTACCAATTCAGCCGGAGTAGGTAATATTACCTTACTACATGGTATATCAATTGTTGTTGGCATTATACTGTACCAAACCAAGTACCACCAAGTTGACTTGCTCCAGGAACTTTTTTCACTTTATCTAAGAATCCTATATTAGTTCCATCACCATAAGCAGCAGGGTTAGCCGCCGTAAAGTTTAACCATTCAGTAGATGCACTAGCTAGATTACTATTAAGTGCCGCTTCAATACCTTGACCTCTGGCAGTACTCATTTCAACATATAACCTACTTGGTATTCTATCACCAGGAACTCCAGTAACTCCTTGGAATTGATTTGCTTGAGTTAGTACACCTTCAATAGTATTAGGAAACTTATTTGACTTAACTCTATTTAAAATAACAGCCGCAACTCCTGCCCTTTCAGCTGGGTTTGTAGTGGCTTCTGCAGAGACTGCTCTTATAAGCATATCCATTTCCCAATCATCTATAGGGCTACCTAAAAAGGCCTCGACTGTTTCTTTAGTATTAGTTGCTGCATCAAAGGGGTCAATACCTTCTACTTTAGGAATATCAAAGTTTTCTACTGAAGCGGCTGTATTCATTCTAATCTTAGACGCCCTAATATTAACAGTACCATCTGCACCCCCAGCATCCAAGTTTATACTACCACCTTCAGTTTTAACAAATACATCACCACCATTGCCTGGATATATTTCAATCCTTGAGTTAGTTACAGCCAAGGGTGGGAGACTTCTATTTCTAAGTCTTATAAGACCAGCACTACTATAAATTTCAGTATTACCATTCTCATCCATTAATATTTCTGAGCTTTCAGTACCATGTGAAATTTTAATTTTTTCTTTGAATTCAGTATTATCTAGTTGAATGATGTGACCAGCCTTAGACCTATACACTTTATTATCCCAACTTGCTCCTACTTCACCTGGTATGTCTTTTATAAAGTCACCGGAGGGTGAATTTAAAAAACCAGTTTCTGGAATATCGGAATCTTCTTCTTCTTCATTTTTAGATTGTGTTGCAATGGAACCCATTACTAAAGGGTCTTGTGCTGATTTACCATCTCTAAAAAATCCTACTACCCAAGAACCAACTTCTAAGTGGTGATTACTACCATTACCTTGTACACTTGCAGTAGTTGTAGGCATCATTACTGTCGCCCAAGGTAAGTCTTCAACGGCAACTTCTTCATCATAAAAACCTAGACACCTAACTCTTACTCTATTAAGATACTCTGGGTCTTGTACATCTTCTACTATTCCAGTGAACCAAGTAAACTGTCCACCTCTAAATTCATCATTGCTCATCTATATTCTCCGGCACTGTATCTCTTACAATGGTAATAGTTGATAAGTACTTTTCAGCAAATGCGTGAGCAATTGAAATGATTAAATACTTACCACCTGCAAATTTGTCTTCTCTATGACCTACTTTACCATCTTTTTCTTCAGATACATACATTTTTAAATTAATTACTTGGCCAACCTTTAAGTTAAAATCACCTGGTAATGATATTACATGCTGATGAGATTTTAATTCACTTAGTTTTGAATTAACAACGTGTCTTTCATTATCGTGATGTATATTAGTTTTATTATCATAAGACTTTTCATTTGCTGAAATATAATAAGACTTTGCATTGGCATTTTTTTCATAACTCATTTCTTTAGAATGAGATTGATTATTCTCTAGTGATTTATTAATATTATACTTATATTTATTACTACTAAAAGTTTTATTAGATATATCTATTTTATGAGTATTAGATGCATATACACCATCCATAATTGAAATAAACTTTGAAGGTCCTTCAGTACTAACCATCTCGGTAATAAATATTCTCTGTTCATCATAAGTTGCTGAGGATTGTTCATCTTCATTAGTCTTTCTTAAGTTTGGTCTAAAGTCATATGTAAAATATTCTTTCTCTTTATTATCCAGTTGCTCGTATTCTTCTAACATTTTAGCATAAGACTTCAATCTTAAAACTCCATCATTAGTTTGATATAAAAATACAGGAGAATTTTCTGTAATAGAATATTGTTTTAGCCATCTCATGGCATTAAGTGGCTTTATTCTAGGATATATACCTTTTACATCTGGCCCAATTTTATCATCTATATCTAGTTCATCACCTTTGATGTTTAAAGTATTTGTAGCTAAATTCTTTATTAGTGTTCCAATCTGTCCACCAAATGCACTTTTTACTATTACCTTATTAGATTCGCACACATACTCAGATACACAATTTAGTACATAGGTTAAAAATCCTGGCTTTGGTGTTCGAACAAAGTTTAATATTTCTATTACTCTTAGTTTTAATTCTATTTTTTGTTCTGGGCCGGAAGGAGAATATACATTGCTAGGTGAAGTCTTTTTTACCACCACTGATATTTTTTCATCTCCTGTTAACTTTTTATTGCCTATAAAATTAACGGCATCACCTATTGCTATTCTGACTTGAAGTTGAGGGTCGGATATTACTTCTGAAATATTAAAAAACGCGACCATATTTGTTATATCAAATTCATCATCATTGTGTGGTTTTAATTTAACAGACTCAAGATGATACCCAGTTGGTGTATTTACATCTGGGTCAATTATATTACCTCTTCTTATATTCTCACTCATTAAGTAATCTCATATAATCGCTTTGGAATTGTTCTATGTTTTCTGGTCTTACTACTCTTAATCTTGACCTTTGGTCGTTAAGTGATATAATATGTTCTCTATTACTTATATATTCTAATCCGCCATTAATTAAGGGATTAACATCTGCCTCTGCTAGTTGAGACCTTTGTGGAATATTTAATTCATCAATCAGACCTTCTCTATTCGCATATAAAGGTTCATATTCATTTGTAATAGTATTATTAATATTACTAGTATTTACTGCGTCGGGTGATTCTGTAAAAATAATATTAGAAAATTCTCTCTTAGTAATTACTCCATTTGCATCTGTGACGTTTTTAAAATATCTATGAGGCGCATCTGCATATTTCCAAGCCATAAATGACTGTACTGAATGACCACTAGTACCACCTGTTACAATTTCAAATGTATTACCATTACCTATAAATGAACCTGTAGTATCTTGAATGATTAATTGGTTTTTATCTATATCTTTTTTAATTAAAGTTCCTGTCGCGCCAGATGTACCACCAGTAATAGTTTCTCCTAATTCAAATTTACCTGCAATTGAATCATTATGACCAATAACAATACCATCACTATCTACATCTGGTACTGGGTTAGAGGCAACTGCCCACCCATTAAATTCTTTTTCAATATAA